AGTTGAAGGTGGTTTTGTTAACTGGCTCTTCGGCGGTGGTGATGTAGTTAAGTGGCAGGCCGCTCAAGGTTTTGTTATAACTCCCCTTGATACTCATATTGTATCTGCTATCGTAGGGTTGTATTTTGGTGCGGGGTTTACTAAGTAATGGAAAATAAAAGTATATCTATATCTTTCTTAGTAGGCATACTGTTTCAGACAGGAGCCTTAGTGTGGTATGTGTCTAGCCTAGCTAGTGCTATAGAACTTAATTCCAGAGACCTTAGTAGGCATGAATCAAGAATAAACAACTTAACAACTATAATGCAGTCTCAGGCAGTAACATTAGGTCGTATGGATGAAAATATAAAGTCTATTCGCGATATGATGGAGGACAGTCGCGCTGCCGACTAGAGGTTACTTAAATGATAGATCCATTTACTGCCATGGCTGCAGCTACCACAGCCTATAATGGTATCAAGAAGGCTGTATCAGTGGGGCGAGAAATTAGCGCCATGACTGGTGCAGTCTCTCAGTGGTCTAAAGCTGTAAGTGATTTGGATTTCTTGGAAGACAAAGCCAAGAATCCTCCTATGTATAAAATGTTTAACGATAATCAGACTACTGCTCTGGATATCTGGGCTCAGAAACAAAAGCTTAAAGAAATGCGAGAAGAACTTAAATCACACATTTCTTGGACTTATGGGCCTAGTGCTTGGGAAGAGATAGTAAGAATAGAAGCACAACAACCTAAAGAACAACGTGAGTTACTGTATAAGAGACAAGAATTCATAGATAAGTGTATTAACTGGGCAGTGGGCATTGCAGTATTACTAGCAGGCTCGGGAGCTTTAATAATACTTATGTATTTTTTGGGTGTAAAACAGGGGAAGTGGTAATGTGGTTTTTAGTTTGGTTTATGTTTACAAATACTAATTTAGAGCATTATCAGCTTGGTCAGTTTCCTACCGAGGTAGGTTGTCAGAATGCACGGGAAGCATCTAAAGTTCTTGTGACAAACAGCACTACTGTGGTATACTGTTTTGAAGTTATACCTGAATGAGAAGAGACAATACTTAGTATTTGATAAAGAAGTTCTTGTGTTGATAACTAAAAATAAAAAGATAGCAAAAAATTATATTAAAATTTTTTCGAGGAAAGATAATGGATAATATTAAATTACCTATAGCTTTAGTGTTAGCCATGGCCGTACAGCTTGCTGGAGGCGTATGGTGGGTTTCTCAACAATCTGCAACAATTAATAGTTTAGAAGAAACAGTAAGTCAACTTGGTTCTAAAATGGCCATTGAAGAAAATGTTAATCTACGTAGGGATGTCGGAGATGCTCTGGATGAAATAGAATATATCTGGGGAGAATTAGAAGAGATCTGGGAAGACAGTGCTAGTTTAGCTAGCTCTATATCTAGCATTACCAAGTTACAACAAAGAGTAGCTTTGTTAGAAACTGAAATTAGATTTATTAGTAGAGATCACAATAATGTAATGGCTAGATAAGGAGATAAAAGATGGCGGGAACACCTAATAAAGGTAAAGCAAAAGTTAAAGTTACTGCAAGTGGCAAAAGAGTTAGTTACGGTCAAGCAGGTAAAGCTAAAGATGGAAGTAAAAGAGTACAGCCTAGCAGCAAGAAGGGTGATGCTTATTGTGCTAGATCTGCTGGCCAAAAGAAACGTTCACCAAAGGCAGCAAAAGATCCTAACAGCCCTTTAAATCTCAGCAGGAAGCGTTGGAAATGTTCAGGTACTAAATCAAAGAGGTAATGCAATGGCTACAACTAAAACAAAGAAAGATGCTTGTTATAAAAAAGTAGCTAAGTCTATGCCTAAAAACTCTGCTTACCGATCCGGACATATGGCCAAGTGCCGTAAAGTTGGAGCTAAAAATTACGGTAAAAGTAAGAGGAAATGATATGGCAGTACGTAAAACAGCAAAAGGTGCTTCACTTAAAAAATGGTTTAAAGAAGATTGGCGGGATGTTAAGACAGGTAAGCCTTGTGGTAGGTCTGGTAAGAATGATAAAAGAAAAAGCTATCCTGCTTGCAGACCTAAAGCGGTAGCCTCAAAGGCAACTAAATCAGATACAGCAAAGAAAACAAGTTCTAAGCCGATTAAATGGTCGGTGACTCCTTCGGGAAAGAAAAGGAAAAAATAATGGCATATGCAAAAAAACCTATGATGAAGAAGACAGTAGCAAAGAAAGCGTTTAAGCCTTGTGCAGGTTGTAGATCAAAAGCAGCATGTACTAAGATGGGCAAGTGTCTAGCTAAGAAATAGTCTGGCACTAACTAAAAGTGCTACGCCACTCTCGTTACGTTGTTTATGCAGATGGAATTTCGCTACCTTAAGCTTAACACCGGGCAGGCGTCAGGGCCTGGGGTATTAGGTATAAACTATGCCCCGGGTTCTATTTAGGAAATATTATGGACAGCAAGAAGAAAGAAGACAGAGCACAGTTGGAGGCTCTGAGAGAATTAAAAAGAAGAAAGAATTTACAAGATTACTCTGATGACTTCGAAAAGTTTTCTTCAGATCAAATTAGAATTATTACTAAAGATGCTACAAAAGGTTTTGTTCCTTTTGAATTTAACGAAGCTCAGGCTATTATTAATGATGCCTTAGAAAAACAAAGAAAAGAAACAGGTAAAGTTAGAGCTATTATTCTTAAGGCTCGTCAACAAGGTATCTCTACTTTTTGTGCAGGAAGAGTGTTTTGGAAGACTTACTTTCAGCAACATACTAGATCCGTAGTTATGGCGCATGATAGTGCTACTTCAGATTCTCTCTTCACAATGAGTAAGAACTTAATTAAGAATATGGAAAAGGGTTTACAACCTAAGCTAGAGAAGACTAACGCAAAAGAAATTGCTATTCAAACTCCTGCTTATCCAGACCCAGAAGCAGTAGGCTCTTATCGATTGTATACTGCTGGGTCTCCTGAAGCGGGAAGAGGAACTACACCTACTATCTTACATGCATCAGAAGTTGCATTTTGGCAGCATGATGCTAAGATCCTTGCGGGTTTGTTTCAAGGTATTTCTCAGGCAGATGGAACAGAAGTAATTATTGAGTCCACAGCTAATGGTGCTTCAGGCGAGTTTTATCGCTTGTATCAGGCGGCAGCAGCTGGAGAATCTGACTATATCGCTATATTTATTCCGTGGTTTAAAACTATAGAGTACCAAAGAGAACTACCCGAAGGCTTTGAACTAACCTTTGAAGAAAAAGATTACAAAGAAAAGTACGAACTAACAGATGAACAAATATACTGGAGACGACTTAAGATCGTTGAAGGTGGTGTAGATAAGTTTAGGCAAGAATATCCTGCTAACGCAGAAGAAGCTTTCTTAGTATCTGGTTCTTCTGTGTTTGATCCAGAAAAGATTAACTCTTTCTTACCAGTACAGCCAATGGCTTTACGTCTTTACAATCAGGATCTAGGTTCTTTTGATGACAGCCCAAGAGGTAATCTTGAAATATGGATACCACCGGATTGGAAAGACAATTATATTATCGGGGCAGATGTAGCACTGGGTGTGAAACAAGACTATAGTACAGCAGTAGTTTTAAACACCCAAGGACATATATGTGCTATGTACCGAGATAACACAGTAGATCCTACTTTATACGGAGAACATTTGTTTTACCTAGGGCGTTATTTTAATAACTCCCTGTTAGCAGTAGAATCTAACAGTATGGGGGTTGCTACACTTCAACGCCTTAAACAAATGAATTATGTTAATATGTATTACGAAACGAAGGCTGCAAGATTAAGTTCTGAAGAAGGTCAAACACCGGGATTCAGAATGACTCATGGCAGTAAGCCTAGGGTTATAGGTCAGCTTAAAAACGCAGTTGAAGAAGAAGACATCTGGATTCCTTCTAAGACTATTTTATCTGAATTGAAGACTTATATATCTACAGCGTCAGGTAAAACAGAAGCAATACAAGGACGCAACGATGATACTGTCATGGCCCTTGCAATTGCATGGGAAGCGTATCGTACTAATATTGACAAGTTATCTAATAACAAAGTTGATTGGAGACAAAAGAACTTTGTTAACCGTAACAATGAGGAATGGATTTAATGCCTAAGACAAGTAAACAAATAGAAGAAATTAGACAAAGGATGATGAAAGATCCTCGTCAGGCTAACTTTGCTCAACATATGATTAACCCCGATACTCCTGAAGGTCAAGAA